AAGATTTTTTCAGACCAGGATAACGGCGACAGATTTTCTTTTCAATACGTGCATCTTCAATGATATTCAGGAAATGCTTGTAGTTTTTACCTTTATCACAGATAGCATCATGCCAGCCATCAAGTGGTGTTTCTAGTGCATGACCTACTTCATGTCCCATGAATAGATCATATAGATCACCACCCATTTCTTTTAGAATAGGACAGGTAAGAACACGATTTTTCATATCAAAGGAGGCAGTGGAAACTTTCTTATGCTCTACAATGATATTTTCTGTAGCCATCAGACGGGCTAATTGCGACTTGCTTTGAACAGTATTGTTTGCCATGATTGTCCTACTATTTAACGTTGAGACTACAGTATAGCAAATACACAGTCAAATGTCAAGTGGTGCTAAGTCATTGATTTTATTGGGTAAAATTAGTTACCAATTTCATTCCATAGTTATTTATTCCATTTGGAACAATTATATCCTTTTTATATCGCAGTTTATTTTTCTTAAAAGGACTATAATCAACATAGTGGTGCCAACGACCATAGCGGAATACAATACGAGTAACATCAGGATGCATATCATATAGCATCTTGGATTTATTAATCGTACCTTCTGGATTCAATTGACCATCTCTCCATTTCTCTTTATCTTGTGTACCTTCTTTGTGGTAAAACTCAGAGGTATTTCCACCTTTAACTGTTTGTGTTGCTGCTTTACCTTGGAGAAATGCATTGAATTGAATCGTGCAATCACCGTCTTTAAGAACACGCAGACAGATATCTGTATCTTCATTATATCTACCACGCCAACGATGCTTGCAGTTATTCTCAATTAACAGGCAAGAATATATTCTGGTATTCTTTACATATGCTGGATACTTCTGATTCGGTGCAATGAAGAACCTATACTGAAAACCGGAAATGGGAACATTCTCAAAGCGGTCAACAAAATCTTCGGCTGCACGGAATATGGCACCAGATTCTACACGGATGCGTTTATTTTGATGTAACCGATAGAAATCGGAAATGTTATCATCTAATACCCAATGCTTTTCAGCGCCGATTGAAATAGAATGATCCCAACACCAATTTCTAGCACGACCAGGACCATCACCATGATTACTAAAAGGAGCAATCAGTAGTGTTACATAATCACGTATTTTAAAATTATCTAGTGCCTTCTCATAATTTTCTTCATCTTGTGGTTCAATAGCGATGTAATGAGGCACTTTCATTCTTGCCAATGATTTTGAGGTAATCATTGACTCATGCCTACCTTTTGATATGATATAAACTGGATGATTAGGATTTGTCATCTTCTACCCAACGAAGTAATGAATTGGCTTCACGATCTAGTGCTGGATGCCAAATGCTTTTTGTTTTCTCTGTCAAATTTTGATCAATCATTTTTGCAAACTCTTCATAATCTTCCTTGTTGCGAAAATGGACATAGATTGTTTTATATGTCTTTTTATCTTCCTGTTCAAAATCTGGCATTCCTTTCCAATGTTTTTTCCATTCTACATCTTCATTTGGATCTTCATCACCGGAGAAATCAAAGATGGAAACAGGCATTTCATCTTCATTCTTTTTACCAACAAAATTATCGTATTCTGTTGTCTCTTTTACTGGAGTCTTTTTTGCCATAATAATCTCACTTAGATTTCCTAATCATTTTCTTGATTAATTTATTCTGTCTATCAACTGCTAATTTTAACGCAACTGGACCAACATGTGTGGTAAATGTTATACCTTCCATATGTTCATACTCATGTTGGAAAATATGCGCTGTTACACCGTCAAATGTATGATTCTTTTTCTCACCAGATTCGGTATAATATTCCACTTCAACACTCTCATATCTAGGTATGTTCAAATACAGACCTGGGTATGTCAGGCAACCCTCACGTTTCTTTTTTGATTCACCAATAGTCTTGATGATCCTGGGATTGATACATACCATTTGAAATTGATCTGTACCAGCAATGAAAACTCTCTGCTGAACACCACACTGATTTGCAGATAGACCAACACCACCATAGAGTTTCATTGTCATTTTCATCCGTTCAATCAATTCAGACATGACTGGATTAGGTAACAATGAAACATTATACTCTTCAATTCTTGCATGGAGAGAGCCATTTGATGGCTCAACCAACTTAAATGGATCAAGTGCTTTCTTTTCTATCTTGTTTGATTCTGTATTAATAACGATTTCGCTCATTTTGTAATCCTACTAAAGTTATTTACCTTCTGAAATTTAATTACACTTCTAAACTTGTCCTGCAAAATATCACCTTTATGACTAATAACAAACAGATTAACATCTTCCAGCATGTGTAGTATGCTCATTAGATATTCAGTTCCATTTGTGTCAAGACTTGAATCAAATACCTCATCAAGAATCAGTAAATTGGTATTTGCAGAATTCTTTAATTTGGCAATCGTTCTCCAAGTCAACATTAATGCCATATCAATACGCTGTTTTTCACCTTCACTGAATGATGCGTAACTGAATTCGTCACGATGCCTTGATTTAATTGTTTCCTTAAATGATTCATCAAGGTTAAAATTAACAAAAAAATCAAAGGACGTCAAGTATTTGTTTACTACCTTATTAATAATAGGCAAATATTGTTTGATGATTTTTGTTTTGATACCTGTATCTTTCAGAAGCAAAGCAGCGGTATCAAGATAAGTTTTTTCATCAATTAATTTTTTCTTTTCTTCTTCCAAAGATCCAAGAGCATCTTTCATTTCTTGGAGTTTAGTTTCCTCTTCAACAATATTTGCCGTATTACCTTTTAATGACTCAATCTGTTTCTTAATATTTTCAATAAAATTTTTCGTTTCTTCTATTGAAGTATTATTGGTAGCAATTTTAATTTGAATGTCTTGATTCTGTTTCATCATGTCATTAATATCATTAAGTCTTTTTTGTTTTTCTTGTATTAATGTTTCAATCTTTTCAAGACCTTCATTTGAATCATCTAGTTTATCTTTAATTTCTTTGATCTGTTGTTCTTTAAACCCCAAGGCAATTTCTTGCCTACAGGTTGGACAATTATCATTCTGTTGAAAGAAACTGATATCTCTTTTAAACTTGGATACATTACTCTCAATCTGCGATTCAATTTTAACAATCTTTTTGAGTGCGCTTTCAACCTCAAGTTTATCAGAGATACTTTTGGTAATTTTATCGGATCTCGCAATAAGGATTTTTGTGTTGGCATGAAGTTTCTGTATAGTATCACTATGACTTGATATTTGGCTATCATATTTTTTTATCAATTCTTCATCGTTTTGTTTTAGTTTACCAATATGTTTTTCTTGCAGTTGTATTGTTGTTGTTTTGAGATCAATTTCTTGTTTGTTGCTTTGGCTATTTTCTTTATTCAATTGAATTCTATCTTTTAATACAGAATTCATTGTAGAGAAAATTTGAATGTCCAGCAAATCTTCAATAATTGACCGTCTATCAGCAGCAGACAATTGCATAAATGGAACAAATGATGCTGAACCAAGAATTACAATCTGTGTGAATGATTTATAATTCAGTTTCAGAATAGTCTTTTCCAGGTAATCTTGATAATCACGTGATGCAGCATCTTGATTAATTAACTGATCATCACAGTAAATTTCAAAAACATTTGGCTTTATTCCACGAACAATTCTATATTGTTTTTTGCCAATAGAAAATTCACACTCAACAAGACAGTCTTTTTGATTGATACTGTTGATCAATTGTGGTTTATTGATTGCCCTGAATGCTTTACCAAACAGAACAAAACACAACGCATCAAGCATTGTTGATTTACCAGATCCGTTTTCACCCACTATTAGTGTGTTTGGTGATTTATCAAAAAGAATTTCTGTGAAATAATTACCTGTGCTTATGAAATTCTTAAATTTTATTTTCTTAAAAAATATCATCAGTGATTTCTTTTACCATCAAAAACACAAACAAAATATAAGTCTTGATCAAAATCATTATGAACACGGTGAAATGCACCATCAGGAATAAAGAAAATATCTCCAGGTGAGACAGCAAATTGTTCTTTATCTATCTCAATAGTTCCAAATCCAGAAATGAAAAAGTAAATTTCTTCCTGACCTTCGTGTTTATGACCGCGAGTAGATTGGAACTTATGGAGTGTCGTGCTGCTCAAAACCAGATTATTTAAAAATTTATTATCTTTAAGTAGGTAAGTCTCATTGTCTTTTACGACTTCACCTTTTATATCATTCATTCTTGCTCTTATTTTTTCCAAATTCATTCTGCTTTCTCCATATCTAATGATTCAACATATATTTGCTTCAATAGACTCTTCAGTTTATCAGGCTTTACTTGTAATGTCAACCCGTCAACATACTTATTTAATATGGTTATTGTATCTTCTGCCTGATCAACAAGATCATCATCTTCGTTTTGCAGTTCGGTAAAGTCCTCAACGATAGCAATATCAGCAGCACCAACTTGGTAAAGATTATCAAGAACACTATCAAACATGTAAGGATTTTGTTTGTTGACAACAACAATCTTCAGGTAACAGTCTTTGTATTGTTCATAGTTGGTATTTTTCCAATCATCAAAACTCTGGACTGTATCATCATAGGTAATCTTGTGAAAGATTTTATATGGATTCTGAATGAATTTCAGTTTGCGAGTTTCGGTATCAAAGACATGAAAACCTTTTACATCACCATAATCTGCCCATGTCATTTCATATTGATTACCTAGATAGTGAATATTACCTTTATTTGACTTGTGATGAAAGTGTCCAGACAGCACCGTATCAAATCGTTCAAATAATTTCTCACTTAGTCCAGCATGGCAAACATTACCTCTGTCCATTTCAAAACCGGCAATTTCAAAATGACCAAATATGACTTCTGATTTTGTCTTATTCAAAAATTCAATTGAATTTTCATAATTACCAGAATTAATCCATGGAACTAAAGAAACATTCAAATCACCATATTCACGAACAACAGGTTCGGTAAAAACATTAATGTTTGAATAATGATTAAACAATTCATGCATTGCATTAATATCATTGGTATTCTTATAGGTAACATCATGATTACCTACAATGATATCCATTGTGATATTGTTTTCCAACAATACATCAAAGAATCGTTTACGCCATGAATTCAATATGACGTAGTTGATAAACTTGCGTCTATCAACAAGATCACCAAGATGGCAAATGTGCTTGATGTTGTTTTCTTTTAGATATGGAAAAAATACATTTTCCCAGAACTTGAAGAAATAATCATTGAACAAGAGACTGTCGCCTCTTGCACCAGCATGGGTATCATTAATAATCGCCAGTTTCATTATGTATTTTCCTTTAAATAATTTATCATATTATAGATAATTCCAATATCTTCTTTCAATAATCCTATAGCAGTATTACACTTGTTACAAAGCAATTTTCTATTTTTGCCTGTTTGATGATTGTGGTCAACCGCCATATTTTTTTTCATGTGACTACGATGCATACCACATATGGCACAAGAATAATTTTGTTTAACTAGCATTTCATTATATTCTTCTAATGAAATACCATAAAGAGTTAATAATGACTTATTTCTTCTATGGTCAAAATTATTATCCATCCATTTTTTGGTTTTTTCTTTTCTTCTATCCCTCTGTTCTTTTACTTTATCCGGATTGTTTTTTCTCCATTCTTTTAGTCTATTATATGTGGATTCTTTCACTCTTTCAGGATTAGCTTTTTTCCAAGCATTGAGTCTTTCTAAATTTTCTGTTGTCATTACTCTTTTTTTCATATATTTTTCCTATGTGAGTATCATCATCATTTATTTATAAAAAATGATATTCACGCAAAGAAAATTTCAATAATATCAATTTATTGAGAATGATTATCTTTTAGATTAACATAACTCTCCGCCTTTTTGGCAAATTTTTCTGCCTCACACTGAACAACACGCTCTCTCAATTCGGTAGTTGAGAATGAATGTTGACGTTGGTTGAAATAGAATTTAATGCCTTTGCTGATGCATTCTTGTCTACCTGTGAATGCTGAGTTCTCGTATTCATTACCGAGAATACGAACATTAATTGGGTAAGATAGAAGAATATCCAACAAGTCTTTTTCTGTAGCGTAAACTACAATTTCATCAACATACTTGCAAGCCTGTAATTGAACATAACGCTCAAATATGGATTGAACAGGTTTATTTTTTGTGGTTGGTCTATCAATCGTTGGATCAGTTTGTAGTCCAACAATCAAGTGATCACACTTGGTTTTTGCCTCTTTCAACATGATTACATGACCAGCATGGAATAAATCAAAAGTGGAACAAGTAAATCCTATAATCATAAAGCACCTCAAATATCATCTAGTTGTTTAACATCCGATTCAATAAAGTTTTCCAAACCTTTTACTTTTTTCTTTTTCTTTTTTACCTTTTTGTTCTCTTCAAACGTGTGTATGAATTCGGAAATATTGTCATACATTTCAAACTGCTTCATATTACCGTTTTCATCTTCATACATTTCACCTTCGTCAAGTAGACCGAATTGCTCAGTTGCTTTGTATTTAACATACAGTTGTTTTTTCTCTTTGGCAATTCTTCTCAGAAAAGCATAATATATGATTTGTGTGAAATATGCAAATGGATTCTTTGACTTTTTCGGGTTAAAGTTACGGAAATACATTAGGCAATTTTCAATACCATCCAAAATCATCTCATCTCGGAAAGAATACATTATGAAATTGGGTCTGCGTGAGAGATGTTCGGCAATCTTCATAAAGCATTCACCGATATAGTTTGGAACTTGTGGTTCAGGTAGATTTTCTTTCTTTGCCTTTTTACAGTCATCGGTATACTGAATAAGTGCTTTGAGGAAATCTTCGTTATTGATGTAGTGGGTTTTTTTCTTTGTCATAATATTTACCTTATTTTTCACTTGACAGGATTTGTGGTACTGAATATAATGCTGTGTCGCCGTTTAATGTATTGTTCTTTTGCTGTTAGCATTGAAGTTCTCTAAGACTTCTTCAAAGTATTCATCACTATCTGAATCACCATCATCATCAGATAGCAACGACTGTTCTACCTCATCAGCCTCTTCTTCTGCTCTATTATATAAATCTTCAATGGACTTATTGTAGTAAACAACAAGAGCATCTTTTGGTTCAAACACGGTAAGAATATTTTCATTGTCAATTGATGCAACATTATGAGAAACAATTTCCATAGGTATCCATGGTATCATCATCATCATTGCTTTACCAGTTGGCAATCTTTTAAAAATGATTGACATTGGATCTTTAACCGTTATAGAATACTGCTCTTGTTCAAATGAAGCGATGATATCTTCACCACTTTGTAATCTTATTATTTTGATATTATCCATTTTTTAACTCTATATTGTAAAATTTATATTTGAACTTCTCTTCATCGTATATTTTAACACGGTGGATAAAATGCTTCAATGTGTGATTAACATATTTACCGTGTCTTAAATCATCAGAAATATCATATAGAGTTGCTTCGTCTTTTGCATCTCCAATTCTAAGTCCACGACCTATTGATTGCAAATTACGAATTCTTGATTTTGAAGGTGATGCAAATATTACATTGTGCAGATTTTTAATATTGATACCAGTGGAGAATGTACCATATGATGCTATGATGATTGCGTCTTTTTCTCTCTCAGTGATATCTCTAACTGATTCACGCACTTCAACATCAGTATTGCCATAAACAAAAAATACTTTTCGTTTATCTTTCTCTTCATCAATCAATTTATACAATAATTTACCATGCTTCTCAACAAATTGAAACAATATCAGAGAATTACCTTTTAATGAAAGTGCCAAGTTTTTGATGAATCTATTTCTTGACGGGTTCATTACTATATATTCTATCTCAGTTTGATAGTCCCATTTTTTGGACTTTGCTAATTTACAAACCTCTTCATCATGTTTCAGAATCAGACATTTGATATTGAACTTAGCAAGATAATTTTTTTGCATCAATTCATCAGTTGTTGTTGCTACAAATACAGGACCAAACAAACCTTCAAGAACAAGTCTGTGTGTCTGTGTTCCATCTAATGTACCAGTGCAACCAATTCTATATTTGCAATTAATCAGTGAAGATAATATTGTTGTCAATGATTTTGCTTTGAATTGGTGGGCTTCATCACCTAAAACAAAATCAAACTGCTCAAAATATTCAGGTGAATTTTTATAGATAGACTGCCATGTGGTTATGATTAAGAATTTATCGCTTTCTTTTTCTTTACCTGAATACTGTCTGTGACAATATTTTTCTGAATCGTAACCATATGATTCAAAGTCTGTGAATAATTGTTCAACAAGTGAAGTTGTTGGAACAACAATCAATCCTTTTTTATTTGTCATTTGCAAATAGCGAATGATGAGATATATCAACAGAGATTTACCAGATGCTGTTGGTGAAACTACAAGTTGTCGTTTATTTCTGATGCATTGAATAAATGCGTTTAATTGATGTTCACGAACTTCATGTGGCAAACTTAATGTTGATATAAACTCATTTGCCTCTTTAACAGAAAACTCTTCTGTTATAATGATATCTGAATTGACTTGAAGTTTGTATTTTCGTTCAACACAAAATTTTTGAATATATGGAACTAGACCATGATAAATTTGAAAAGATCGCAAATCAAAAAGTCTTATTTTACCATCCCAAAGTTTTTTCTTGAATGCTGGTGTAAATTGAAAACCAGGAACATAAAAAGTAAAATAATCTGATAATTCTTGAGCAACGCTTTTATCACAATTAACTTTAATAAATGCTTCGTCTTTTTTACTTAAAGTTATATCATACATTAATAATTAACTTCCTTGTATAAATCTTTCCCACTGAATGAAATCACGAAGTTGGAATGTTCTACTATTCAATTCTTTTAATATGCTTGTGCATACCTCAACGATTTCATCGTGTTCATTTTTGAGATTTTTGATTTTGATTAAATCTGAATCACTGTTGAAGTATGTATCAATCTCAGATTTCAGTGTAAATGGGAATGGTTCCCAACCATACTTTCTCAATTGAACATCATCAAGTTTACCAGTATAGTATTCCCACTTAATCTTTTTCATTTTATTATATTCACTCTCACACTTTTTAGCCAGCATTCTATTCTGTGATAGAATATTTAAATACTTGCTATGTAAGATAGGGATGTTTATCAGTTCACGACCAGGTTCAGTTCTATCAACCTGTGCGTCTTTTTTCCACATTTCTAAAATTGCGTTCAATTTTTCCATAATTTACCTCCATTCCGGAGTATAACATAATTAAAATAATTTTTCTACATTATAATAGGCAAATCTGAATGAAGCATCGGCAGTAATAGGGTTATCTGGTGAATCTGATGCACTCATTACAAATGATGAAAGACTTAGTGGAAAGCAATCATACAATAGAAATCTATAATACGGTTTATATGATGATGAATAAAGTGTTAATGTTGCATCTGAAAATTGTGGTGTTCTATTATTGGCAATAAATTTTGTTTGTTTACCTAATTTTAGATATTCTTCAAAATTTTCAGGGAAAGATAACGCACGAAGCCAGTCATGGACGCCTAACCATGATCTTAATTCTTCATCAACAAAAAAGGTAACATTTAATATATCATATATTGCTTTTTCACCGGGTGAATACAAGTCAACAAATGGTGTATTTCTTGGTGCTTCACCAATTGAAATGCCAGGTATTGATATACCTTGACAAAAGTATTGCATTTCAGGTAATCTTTGAAATGTCAATGAAAACTTATTAGGATGTAATAAGTTTGTATTTGTAGGATTTCTAGTAAGGGCTGTCATATGTCTATTTATAAGAGATAAAAAAAGAGGCTCCGAAGAGCCTCTTTAAGATACTGCCATGATGTTATTGTTATTCTAGCCTATTACATTATGTTGCTGATCTTGAATGCTCTGTAATAAACGTTAGACATTGCATTGATTGTGCCAAGACCTTGTGTTAAACCTTCAGCAAATGGGTTAGCAACTAGACCGTAACGAGTCTTGAAGCCAATTTTTGGCTGGAAGGTATTGGTGTCAACAGCACGAACCATTTGCAATGGAACGTATGGGCAGTAGAACAAGCCAGCATCATAAGCATTGCTACCCTTGTAACCAAGAACAGCAAACTCTGATGTTGATGATGTTGGGAAGTATGGATCAATATAGACCTTAATACGACCGAACATTGTACCAGCAAATGTATTACCGGTATCGTCAACGGTTAGGTTAACTTGACCTTGTAGTGCTGATTGATAGTCAAGTAAGCCAGCCATTGCGAATGCTGATGCAACGTCTGATGAGCAAATCAAGACGTTACCTTTACCACGACGGGTCTGCTTTGCAATGGTGTTTGCTTCACGTTCAATTTGGAATGCAAGACCTTTGATCTTTTCAACCATCCAACGACCGTTTGAGTCGGTGTCTAGGTCAAAAGTACCTTTGGTTGTTGTTCCAACTTGGCAACCAACTTTTGATGAAATGTAGATGTTACGTAGAACTTCACGATTAATTTCAGCAAGAATTTCTGCTGAAAGAATGTTTGCAAGTTCTGTTTCTGCATCTAGACCATGAACTGCTTTAAGGTCTTGTGCAAGTTCAATTGAGTATTCTGCTTTCAATGCACGTGATTTTGCAGAAACGGTAACTTTCTCAATTGAGAAGCCCATTTCATTTGGTGTCAAACCTTCGGCAGTGGCAGTTGCCATGCCTGAACCAGTGGTCATTGAGAATACGTTCTGTGAACCTAGTGCTGTGTTAGCAACAAGGCCAATTGAAGTTTGTGCGCCAGCACCTGAGAAACCGGTATTAACTTCATCATAGAATGTTTCTGCGCCACCTGCGGCAACGTTACGCTCTGTACCGTATGTTGAACGCATTGCGAAAATAAGACCGGTAGGACCAGTCATTGGCTGAACACCGCAAACGTCATAAGCGATCAAGTTTGGTAGTGAACGGCGAACTAAGCTGATAAGAATTGGATCAAAACCAGCAACTGGACCGGTTGCAACTGCACCGCCGCCAAAACCACCGGTACCAGCTGAGTTTGTTGGTGCAGTTTCTTGAAGAATTGCACCTGATTTGATCATTTCTTGTGCTTGATTCTCAAGAACCACAGCGGTAACTGCTTTACGATATGGATCTTTAATGGCTGGGAGTGCTTCGTGTTCAAGCACTGTCTGCCATTTAGTTTGTAATTGCTCGGATAGATACATCTGTTTCTCCTTTGTTATTAATTATTATTTAAATTTACCTAATGCTTGTGTTACAGCAGCAACGTAATTGTCAGTAATAACTGGCTTCTCTGTGCTGTCTGTCACTTGTTCGTGAAGTTGCTCTTCATCGGCTTTTTTAACGCCTGATGGGAAATAGTTTTCACGGATTGTCTCAAGTTTTGTGCGGTATTCTTCCTCTGTGGAGAATTCAACACTCTCTGCGAGTGATTTAATTTTTTCAACCTGAGTATCGGTCAAACCATCGGTAACTTCATTTACAATGTGTTCCTTATATGATTCAACTAGCGCACGTTTTACTTCAATATTGCGCTCAATTTCCTCATTAAGTCTTGTTTCTAATTCTTGATTTCTTGTTGCCAATTCTTCAACAACGTCAACCTTTTCGGCTGGAACGTCAATGTAGTGTTCAGCAAACAAGTTACGCAAACCAGAAATAAATTCTTCTGTTAGTTCTGAACGTAGACCAGTTTCAATAGCAATTTCATTATCTTTCATCCAGTTTTCTACAACGTATGAAAGATAATCATTGACTTTATCTTCTAAGTCTGTCTTGATAGAATCAACGGCTTCTTCAAGCATTGAAGCATAACGCTGTTCCATTTGTTCTTCAATTTGTTGAACACGATCAGTTAAACGTGCTTCAAAAATTGTAGTTGCTTTTTGCTTGAAATCTTCTGAAATGGTAGAATCGTCAGCAAAAAGTGCATTGATATCTTCTTGAACATCAACAACCAATTCACCTTCTTCTGCTTCAATTTCAGTTTCTTCTTTTTTCATTTTGAGTTGTGTATCAGGTGATGCATCTGATGGTTTAGTAGTTGGTGCAGTAGCAGATTTTGCTGCTTTTGTTGCATCAATTTTTTCTGAATCATCAGTTGGTTTTGAATTTTGTGGGGTTGGTCCACCTAGATCAACTGCATCTGATCCAGGCATTTTTTCCATAGGCATAGCATTTTTGCCTTTGCTACCAGCAAGAATATCTGCTGCTGCCTCAAAAAGTTTATTTTTTGCCATTTAAAAATCTCCTTTGTTATTTATTTATAATAATTAAAGTTTTGAAATAAAGTTTTTGAAGAGATTTATTGCAACCTCTTCTATTTGATTACTTGAGGCTTTTCTAATTTGTCTTTTTGCGTTATCAATATCGTTCTCTACGAAGCGACCTTCGACAAACAGCCATTCTTTTCCTTCCATGATACCGTTGACAAAAGCACCAGGTGCTGATGGATCAGCAACAATATCTGCTGCGGTAGCAAGTCGGAAATCATCTTGAACAACATTGATACCCTCATCGTTAGGAATCAATGAACCCAAACCTCTTGAAGAAACACCTAAACTTACACCAGAATCAATGAAGTTTTTTACAATGTTTCCGTATGGAGTGTCCAATATCATCGCCTTACCCATAAAAACATTGCCATCTCTTTCAAGAGCAACAATTTTATGTGATACACGTTCTAGATTAATAGTAGGTGTATCAGGATGTCCTAACTCACCTAAGGCGCGATTTGTTTTAATGTATTCTTCATTGTAGCGATTTACTTCACGCTCCAATGTTTCTACTTTATACATTCTGCGATTCTTGTTAGGCTCATTAGCCACAAGAAAACGTCCTTCAATGTATAATGATTTTTTACCGCTTTCGTTAGCCTCGCTTAGGTATCTAACGTTTTCTACGGATTCTCTGATTAATTTCATAGTTTATCCAAATCTGTTGAGTATGTTGCTACTTTAGAAACTTCCATAACAACTGAACCACCAGTGACAACGGTAACAACAATATTACCTGTTGAACCATTTGCCATTGAATAACCAAAATCATCAAAGCGCATTTCACCACTATTGTAAAGTGAAAGCATATTATTTGGTGTAGCACCACGACCTATAGAAATGTAACCGTTTGATGACCAGTTAAGTCTTTTGATTGATGCATCGGTAACAGTTTCTATGCTTGTGTTTGTTGACAAAGCAGATAGTGTAATGGTATATGTTCCTGGTGCTTCGGCACGAATGATACTGGTACCGCGTCTTGCGTTAATAATTTCGTATGCCATTTATTTTATTCCCATTGATTTGCGGCGGCGCAATGATTGATTTCTTTTGAATAATGTTCTCTTCAATCTTGCTTTGCCTTTTGTTTTCCAATATCTTTTTAACTTTCTAGTTTTCTGTATTCTTTGAATTGCAGGTATTCTCTTTACAGTATTACCTGAAATTCTATAACCTTTAACTGCCGAACGTTTTACATTACGCTGAACTACTATTTTACCTTTTTTGTTTCTTCTAATTCTACGTCTAATCTTTTTGATTCTACCCATACGCACAATGTTTGGTGTGCGTCTTACAGCCTCATCTAATTCTTCTTCTACTTCTTCAAATACAATTTCTGGTATTGCTTTCTTTACTTCCTCTAATCGTCTAGCAGCAATAGCATTAATTTTGTCATAAATTAATTCTTTTGCTTCTTCCAATCTATTTGTTGCAATTAAATCTATCAGTCTCATTTTACGTGCTTGAATGCGAAGTCTGATGCTTTTGCAAAATGTTCTGGACTCTTATGAACCA